ACTCGTACTGGCCGCAGACGCTGAAGATGCCGCGTTTGTCTCTGACGTAGATGCAGCAGACGCGCTAGAAGCTGCGTTTGTTGCGCTAGTAGACGCAGAAGACGCACTAGATGCAGCATTGGTTTCGCTAGTTGCTGCTGCTGATTCGCTAGAAGCGGCGTTGGTTGCGCTGGTCGCAGCATTAGTTGCTGATGTAGCTGCGTTAGTTTCACTGGTGGCAGCATTAGTTGCTGATGTAGCTGCGTTAGTTGCACTGGTAGCTGCTTCACTAGCTTTTGTTGTTGCTGTGGTTGCACTAGAGGCCGCACTGGTTGCGCTAGTCGATGCGTTGGTCGCACTCGTAGCAGCACTAGTCGCGCTTGTCGCAGCGGCGGTTGCAGACGTAGATGCCGCACTCGCTTGCGTAGTGGCCGTAGTTGCGCTTGAGGCTGCACTAGTGGCACTAGAGGCAGCTGCGGTAGCGCTTGATGCAGCGTTAGTTTCAGATGTTTCTGCGTTTGTTTCTGCAGTTTCAGCAGCAGTCTCGCTCGTAGCGGCGGCAGACGCACTAGTAGCGGCAGCACTAGCACTAAGCGCAGCTTCAGTAGCACTGTTCGCAGCAGATGCGGCGTCTTGTGCTACTTCGTTGGCAAGCGCGTTGTTGCTAGTTTCAGCGCTTCCACCGTCACCACGATAAATAGGCATAGACTACTCCTGAAACAACAGAAAGAAAAGGGGGCCATTGCGACCCCCTGTGTCAAACTTACTCGTCAGCGATGGCGATGATAAAGCCAGCTTCAGGACGGTAGGTTTCAACGCCGTACAGAGTATCAGCCGTGTACAGAGTAGAGAGGTACTCTTGCTTGTACTGGGTCTGAGAACGTACAGACAACTGCTCTGCCATTACAAGGGCATCCTTGTGGAAGAACATACAACCACGGGTGTCTACAGTTGACGCGGTGTTCTGAGCAGCGACTTCGATGACCGGAGCGTTGCTAGAAACGTATACGTCTACACCGTACAGGTTGCCGATAAGACCAGACTCAACACCACGACCACCAACAAAGTCGGAAGATACATAGCGCTCAATGCCCATGATTGACTTACGAGCCGCAGGTGGGATCACCAAGCAACGACCGTCCATCGGTACATCAGCATCGTCCATGAGCTTGATTGCTTCACGGAGAGCGAGGTCAGTAAAGTTGTCACCAGACGTTACAGTGTCAACAGCGTAAGCAGCGAGGCCGTTGGCACCGTCTACGTAGTAGCTGTTGCTGTTAACCCAATCTGCACCAGTGTTGGCGGGAGACTGAGTACGAGTACCGTCACCGAAACCAGTACCAGCGTTGATAAGGTCAGTGTCAACTTTCAGAGCCAAAGCATAACCAGCATCTTCAGTGTAGAACTGACGCAGAGAGGACAGAGCCTGTACTTCTACGATGTCTTCAATGAGACGCGAGTATTCAAAGTGACGATCAACGTCGATGGTCAACTCTGCTTCGGTGTTAGCGATAATCGTAACCGCAGTGTCAGCCGCTTTTGCGTTGGCATCGCCACGGGTGGGCTTAGGTACATGAATACGGTCACCTTTTTTGCCCGTCATAGACAGACGCTTGACAAGGGGAGCCATCTTCAGGTTCTTTTGGTAAGCGGCAATGATCTCATCCGACCAAATTTCGGGGATAAAAGTTGCTGCTTCTGTTTTCGCGGTAATACCAGCCGCGCCGGGATAAGTTGCAGTAGCCATGATATTTCTCCTTTAGGCTATTTGACTCTCCCCTCTGCGTATGCTTTTAAAATTTCGTCCGACATGGACTGATAACGCTCGGGGTCAGTCTTCATAAGTTTAATAATGTCAGCACGACGATAAATTTTTCTTCGTGACCCTTCAGATGCTCCACGGGCGTCGCCTGTGTTGGCTGACTTGAGTGTGTTTTTACGTGCTTGTTTTTCAACAGAGGCTGTCTGTTTAGCTACGTTGTTTCTCTCTTTCCAGAGATCAAACAGTTCGTTAGCAGCATCGTAATCGTACATCTGGTCAGCTGTTACAAACAACTGTGTTCTGACTTTTGATCCTTTGATCCATTCAGCAAATTTAGGATCTTTCAGGATGTTCTCCATGTCTGGATGCCTAACCTGAAGTTGTCCAAGAGCAGCTTGCTTGTGGTTTTCAAAAGCAGCAGCTTCTGCTTGTCGGATTTTAGGGTGGTTGTCAATAGCCCGATCAACAGCATTTTTAGGATCAACAAAGAAATCTACATCTTCTTCGTCGTTAGTTTGCTGTGGTTGAGGTGCTTGTTGCGCGAGTTGTGTCTGAATGTAGCTGTCAACAACGGAACGTAGCTCACCAACTTCCGTACTCTGTTTGCCTGAAAACTTTTCAAGCTCTTGGTTCATCTGCACAAGTTCTTCTACAGACTTTCCTTGGTACTTTTCCGGTAGTTCTACTTCGGCTTCTTGAGGTTCTTCCTCTACAGGCTCCTCAATGCCGTCTTGCTCTAGTTCTTCTGTTGTTTCAATTGGTTCTTCAGGACGCTCGTCAAGTAATTGTGCGCGTGACATATATAAACTTACCCCGCCTAGTTAGGTTATGGAGAAATAAAATGGGAGTTATCCGTTAGGGTTCCCGCTTAGATTGACCAGCCTTCTCGTGTTCACGTACCCACTTCATGTGCCTACCGGGAAAATCCCCAGAGGCACCATCAAGGATGTGCTGAGTTGCTGATACAATTTTCGTAGCGTTGGCTCCACATCCGCACCTACTGGATGTAGTACCTGCTTCTACAAATTCTTCAAATACGTGTCCGTTTGTACAACGAAAATCAAATACTTTAATCATCTTGGTTTTCAGTTAGTTCTTCATAGCTATTAGTAATAGCAGGTTCTAAATTCAGTAAGTAGGCTAATATGTTTAGTTGTCCCTTACGGAAGTTCATATCGTTAGCATCTTTAACTGCTTCTACGCTATTAATACTCATAGCATTATTACCAAAGTCTTGCATTAGCTGTGTCCAGCCTTTCTGTCGAAAAAGACTAAAGTAATTGTCGTAGTACTCTTGTGTTTCCTTGTCCAATTGAGGCCTCGCAGGTTGTCTCTATTAATAAGATGTACCTAAGTACACTGTATATTATATCATACTTTAAATCAAAAGTCAAGCATTATTTCTTCTTTTTGGCAGTTTTTCGCCTTTTACCAGAGGCTGTTACAGAGTGTTTGATCTTAGCTGGGCCTGTTTTACGCCTAGATGACGAGGCTTTTTCAGCTTTTGTCATCTTATCAGCTACCGCTTTAGGTCGGCACGAGGGGTACGGGCGCTTCTTTTTATCCTTACCAGAGCGTCCACAGGGCTTCCCGGTCTTTACGTCAACCCATTCGTCCTTGAACCACTTCTTGAGGGCTGCGCCTTTTTTACTTTTTCTTACGGCCACTTTTGTTACCCCAGTTTTTAGCGCCTACCTTGCGACATTTAGCCACAGCACCAGATGCGTAAGCAGAAGGCCACACTTTGTAACGAGCCTTGACCTTCTTTGCACACGCATCGTTTGCCTTTTTCTTTTTCTTAGGCACTTTAGTAACCTTTAGCCTTCTTTACTTTTTTGCCTGTTCGCTTTGCAGCCGCCTTAGCCTTTGCTTTGCCCTTAGCGGTGTACGGATACTTTTTCTTTCCTACCATTGGCATAACTATCTCCTTACCAGTTTTTGCAAGACCAATATCTTGCGCTGAGTTTACTAGGCTTACTTGTGTCACACTTGTGTCTAGCCCTAAACGACTTGCGTCTAGCTGGCTGATCTTTCTTGATCTTCATTTTAGCATCACCAAAACGAATAGTCTTAGTCTTGTCGCCTTCCTTGGCTACCACAACAAACTTTTTAGTAGGATGATTAGGCGTCCTCTTTGGTTTGTTGTATCCGCTTACTCCTGCTCTTGCTAGCTTTGGGTCCTTCTCTTTTGGCATTAACCTTCTCCTCCAACTCCCTGACCTTGGCCTCCAGAGCCTCCAATTGACCTGAGTGCGTTTGAAACGCCTCGTTGATCTGCTTGAGGAGGTTGTTCATTTCGGTTTGTGTCATTAACACGCTGTGGCGCTCCCATTCGTAGTTTATCGTCGTTGGCTTTCTCTTTAATTGCTAGATCAGCAATCTTAAGTCTTCGCTCAAACTCTTTATCGTCAGCATCTCCTTCACGCAAGTTTTTAGTGATTGCTTCGATCTTATCAATCTCCAACTCTTGTGGAGCCAGTTGAGCTTCAATCTGGTACTTCTGCGCTCTAGCTTGAGACTCAGCTGCTTGTCCTGCCAGTGCTTGTGCCTGTGCTTGCTGAAGAGCCATTTGAGCCTGTGCAGCTTGCTGTTGCATTTGCTGCTGTTCGGGATTAGGCTGACTAGCTTGCTGCATAGCGGCCAACAGGTCATCACGGTTGCTTAGATTCATGTTCTCAATAATGCTCTGGATCAGCGCAGGATACAGAGGTGACTCAGGAGACATTGTTTGCAGAAGCTGTGTCAACTGCGTAATCTCGTACTCTCTAGCAATAATGCCGAGAGTAGACGTAGCGCTAAACTTGTAGTCAGCTACCGGATAATGCTCTGGGTCAAACTGCATGTACCTGTGAGCAGCCTTGGTGACAAAAGGCATCAGGAAAGACTGCTGGAAGTTAATCAGAGTGCGCTTATGACGTTTGATAATAGCACCAAGAGACATACTGATCCCAGCAGCAGTAGCCTCGCCATTGACCTGCCCAGCGATTCCTGCTGAATCGACTGCTCCAGTAGCCTGTTGTACCATCTGTTGAAGCGCTTGCGCTTGAGCGAAAGTAATCTGACCAACTTGCCCAAAATTGAACGGCTGTAAGACTTCACGAGGATCTCCATTAGTAAGAATCATCTTGCCCGGACGTACTTCAGGTTTAGCGCCTCGTGGTAAGCGAGTAGCGTCAATAGCCATCATTGGGTGGATAGTAAGGCTCAAGGCGTCGATACGTGCGCGTAACTCTGTGTCCAGAGCTTTCTGGCTGTTGTATCCTTTCTCACATACGCCACGACCCCAAAAGCGCCCCGGAACAACGTCCCAAGGAAACGCAACTACAGGACGATCCTGCATCATGTAAGGGTTGGCTTCAGCTTTTAGCAACGTACCGCCATTAGCAACAACGACAATAGCCTCAACGTACATTCCTTCTTCTTCTACGTCTACGTCTTCAGCCTCAAGCAATTCACGAGGCACAAGACCGTAGTACTTTGTCAGACGTACTTTGTCATCGTTGTACACTGTAAGATCTTGATCTGGCTCTAGATCCGTATCAGGTGCAGCAGATTCAATGTAGGACTGATTGTAAACGCCCTGCTCCTGTAGCAGTTCTACGGAGTGTTTAGAGACAAACTCATCAACAGCCACACCCATAGCATCTTCAATAGATGTTGCTACAGGGTCAATCAAAAAGTTTTGAGGCATGACAGGCTTTAGCTTAACTGTTACTCTGTCCTGTATGTTTACACCTACGGCTGTCAGCTGTCCGTCCATAATCGGCTGAGTAGCTGGAGACATCTCTTTTTCTTCTGACAGGATGATCTCACCAATGCCTATGCCAAATACGGCTGAGTTAATTAGACATTCTGCCACAGCCTTACGTACTTTGGTCTTTTCAAAGTCTTCTGCTAGTTTGTTCCGAAGAAATTGTACATCCTGACGGTCTTTATCCATCATGTCATCAGAAATATCAAACCACTTGCCGCGACCAAAGGTTGCCTCTTCTAGTTCCGCTACGCTAGATTCTACAGCCTGCTGAAGTGCAGGAGAGATAATACGAGAACGTTCTGATGCTCTTTCGGAGTCAGTAGGGTCCCATTGACCTCGCCATAACCGATAGTATTCCTCAAACCTTGCTTCATAGTTTGACTCATAGTGATCTCTCCAATCTTCGCATTTGGTAATCACCCACTCTTCCAGCGATTCCTCAATCATCAGAGGGTCTGGACTCAGTATATCTTCTGCCATAGTTGTTTCCTTAAAGTAAAGCTATGCTGTAGCCCATAGTAAAAAATACTACGGCAGAGATAGCGTAAATGCCATACGTGTTAAGTCTTCTAAAAACCATTAGTACCCTGCCACAACATCTAAAATTTCGTGATCGTCAAGTTCGTAATCGTAATGGTACGCTACTTGTGCCAGCTGATCTATGTAAGCTAGTGCGTCGATCAAGTCATCGTGAGTTAATGGGTCTGGAAACTGAAACAGTTGATCTAAGAATCTGTTGTTCCACTCACCCTTATTTAAACTAACGTACCCGTTTTCAAACCGCCCCTGTAACGCCCACATAACCCTGTCAGTCTTTTTCCTGTTGCCGTGGGTTAGTTCCTCGACTCTAAAAAAAGTACCGTAGCGCTTCTGTAAGTCCATAAGTGGGGACATTACCGCCTGCTTTGCTATTCCTTTTTCAATACCAACACTGACGGGTCTGTAGTCTCTAACGGCCTGAAAAATCTTGGTGGCAGTCTCGTTAAGA